AGCCGTGAATGCTTGAGAGTCAGTTGCGATTGTTGAAGAGAATGTTGAACCTGTGTAACCGTCCATTGAACCTCCACAAGTAATACAAACTGGTACTTGTAAATCAACTTCCAAGTAGATTTTACCTTCAGCGTCACATAAGTTGTCATACTGACCACCATCTGTCTTACTGTTAGGGAATACCAACGTAGCGTTGTTGTTACCATACTGTACAATTCCTTTACCATATCTCTGAGTTACAACTCTGAACAAGTAAGGGTTTGAAGTGTTAGCAGAAGTTGTTGCGTTTCCAGCAACACCATAGATAGTCAAATCAGATAAGAAAGCTTCATTATCCATTGGTTGACCATCAGGACCGATTAACTTACCAGCTCCATCAGATGCAAAACCTGACATAACTATTAATACTTTTCTGTAATCAGAAAGAGTGTAAGCAGAAGGAACTAATTGGTCAGCTAACCATGAAACTGTTGTTACGTTTGCAGTGATTGATGAATATTGTCCTTTAGAATAGTCAAATAAACCTGGTGGGTCTAATGCTGGTTCGTTACCTTCATAGAATCTGTCATACAAATCCTTTGTGTTGTTGTAATCATATCCAGAGTTTGGAGTTTGACCAGCATCTTGGTTTGGTGAACCATAAGGTGCGTAGTGAATACCAGTATTCGCTAAGTCCGAAGGGTCAGTGTACGCCTGAATGTTAGGTACGAAGTAGAATAATTTACCGATTGGTAAGTTCATTGCTTGTACTGAAACGATATCGTTTGCTAATAATTTAGAGAAAACTCTTCTAACGATAGGGAAAACCACTGTTTCAAATGCACCTGTATCAGATGTAGATGACGCTTCGTTAATTAAGTGAGAAGCTTGGTTTTCATAAAGTTGAGCTACGTTTTCTCTCATGTGACCTTTAAGACCCTCAAGGAATCCTAATTTGTCCCATTTGTTGATTGTGTCTTCTTTGATAACTTTAAGGTGCTTAAGACCGATGTTACCTACAAGACCTGATTCTAATAATGCTCCCATTTTTAGTATTTTGTTTTGTTTTATTTGTTTATTTAATTTTAATTACCCAAGTTTACTCATCAAATCTTTCATTCTTAAGAACTGAGGATTCTCATAAGTTTTTGATTCAATTAGGGTAGTTGATGAACCTGTAGAAACACTCTTGTTTAATTTAGCTTCTACTGATTCGTTAATTGGTGTACTTTCAGTTTTAGACAATTCATCTTTAATTGACCTGTAAAGACTTTTAGATTCTTTTAAAGTATCTACATTATCGAATCTTCTAAGAATATTAATTTTCTCCTTTTTAGTGGTCGAATGTTCAGTGAACAATCTTGTAGCATATGCCAAGTTTGAGTTGAAGATAGCAACTTCATTAAGTTTTTCTCTGAAAATATTTAATGCTTTTCTGTACTCTTCATTCTTTTCTCTCAACACATTAACTTCTGATTCTGTGGATTCAACTTTTACTCCGTTTTTACCATAAACATAATTTCTGTTGTTAGTAATACCTTTTCTTAGTCCTCGTCCTTCTTTTGAACCATTTCCATAAGTTCTAGCAGCCTCTTTGGTTTCTCTTTTTTCAAAACCTGCGTCATCTCTACGTGCTTTAGTAGTTTTAAGATCTTTTGAAGCAATTTTACCATGCTTCGCTAATCTTTCATCTTCTCTGTCGTCGTATCCTTGACCTTCTTTTGTTTCTGCCTTAACAACTTTGGATTTTTGTTCCATATTTTCACCTTTCTTGTATTCGAATTTTGGTTTACCAGTACCAACTGATTTTGGTCCTTCTTTCTTCTTATCATCGAATCCGCCTTTAGCTTTATCTTTGTAAGTGAATTTTGGCCCAGACCCAATTCCAACACCTTTAGGTTTTACTGTCGATTTACCTTCTCTAACAGATCTTCTGTGGTTGTAAGATTCGTCCAAATCTTCTTCGTCATCTTCCTGCTCCATCATGTCGTCATCGTCTTCTTGTTCCATCATGTCATCATCATCTGATTCCATCATGTCGTCATCGTCTTCTTGTTCCATCATGTC